GATATTTCTTGTTGAGGGCGCGCATCTTCTCGTCCGAGATATTACGGCCGAGGGCCTGCGCGGCCTCGAGCTCAAACACGGTGTAATCGATCTGCTGAGCCCAGGGGCGGAGCGGATGAGTGACCATCTCGTCAGTGATGCCGACGGTCGGGATCGTGCCGTTAGCACGACGACCGGCCCAGCTGATGCCGGGCGTGGCGATGCCGCCGTTAGCCGTCCATACCTGGCGGAAAAACGCCGTGGCCTGATCACCGAGGCCCACGTTGGTGCGCATCGAGATGACCATCGGCCACTCGGTCTGTCCGCTCAGCGGCTCATTGAGCCGCATGTCATAGGCGGTCAGCTGTTTGGTGAGAAATGCGGTGAGCGCGTCGCGCTTGGCTGCATCCATTTTGTACATGTGTATTACCTCCCTTTACAGCACACGGATCTGGGCAAGGTCGTAGTCGTCTCTGGTGCCCATAAAGATCGTGTCATTAGCGGCGACCAGACCGGTGCCGCTGGCGGCCTCCGCGGCGCCGACGGGCTCACCGGAGCTGCCGGCCGCGTTGCGGACATACACCGCACCGCCGAAAGCGGGCACCGTGCTGCCGTAGACCTTGACGTTGATATAGCCCTTGATCATGATGTCGATGGGCTGCGTCGGATCCGGCACGCCGCTGTCGCCGAAAGCGGGATTGTTGCCGCCAAGCTGCACCGCATCAGGGCGCACGCTCCAGCCGTAGATACTGGCGGCCGTGTCGGTGCTGGTCAGCATACGCACAGCGCCGTTGCTGGCGAGCGCGACGGGCACGCCATAAGCGGTGACGGGCGCGGTGGCGTCATTGGCGTGCGTCTCGATAACGCTAAAAGACTCACGTGCGACCTGACCGGGCAGGCCGACAGGCATCGTTTTGCCGATAACATTAAAAGCCATTAGTATTTACCTCCTTACTTTTTGCCGTAGTTGGCATAACGCTCCGCGACCTTGGCCGCGTAGTCGTCCATCGTCGCAGCATCGCCATGAGCCACAGGCGCAGGGATGCGCGCATCGTTGATCGACGCCAGAGCCGCAGAGGCCGCCTTAAACACCAGCGCCACGCGGTTATCCTTAACTGCCGCCCAGTTGTCGACCTTGCGGCCGGCGACGCTCATGATCACGGCGCGTTTGGCGTCGTCATCGCAGGCGCGATCAAGCGCGCGGCGCATCGCGTCCAGCTTGGCCTTGCGCGCGTCGGCCTTGGCGTCCGTCTTGGGCAGCGCGTAACGCATGCCGGGCGCGAGGATCTCGACCCTGTTCGCGAAGCCGAGCGGCTTGGCGTCGGTGCGCTCTTCGGCGGTCGTCTCAACGATCGCCTCCTCATCGAGCAGGTCGGTCTCGGCCTCGCCCTCGACCTCGGCGCGCAGGGCGTCGCGCTCCGCCTCCAGCTCGGCGATGCGAGCCTTGAGCTCGTCGATCTCGTCGTCGCCCTTGGGCGCGCACTCGTCGGCCGCTGTCTCGGTCGTTTCGGTCGTCACCGTCTCGGTGCCGCCACCCTTGCCGAGCAGCATGGCCAGCATCTCCTTGATCTGCTCCCAGCTAAAAAGGGCCTCTTTTTTCTCGTCCATATGTGCTCCTCCTTTGGAGTCCTTGATCGCGCACTCAGGGCCGGCACGGCCGGCGTCCACCAGTGCGACGTGATTGCCCCGGATATGAGTCTGCCGCTCCACACCGGGCTCCACCTGCTCGACGGTCACGTCATAGCCACAGCTGACCTCGCGCAGTCCTCCATTTATCGCGTCGATCGCCGCGGCGTCGCTGATCACCAGATCCGCGATCACCTTGTCGGCGTCATCGCCCTGACCTCGCCTGACGTTGGTCACGTGACCGACGGCGTACTGCCGCCAGTCGTCCGGCGTCACCTCGTCCACGTCTGGATGGCCCAGCGTGACCGGCTTGCCCTCAAACGACGCCAGCGCCGCCGGCGCGAACACGTCAGTAGCCTCGCGGCGGCTGATGATCCGCCCGCTGGCATCCGGCTCGATGCCTGGGCTCATGCCCTCACTGGCGTAATACTCATACTCGCCCGTGCGCGCGATCGGCACGCCGGTGCATATCAAAAAGCCCTCCGGCGTCGTGTGACGCTGAGGGCCGAGCTCACTTGTTATCAGATATCTAGCCATCATCTCACCTCTTATACGATCGGCTCCGGATAGCACCGACAATTGGGCAGCGCACCGGCGTGGCCGGTCAAGCCGTCCAGCGTCGGCGGTTCGGCCCACTTGACGAACTGACCGTCCATCGCCGCATGCGACGGGCGGACGCGGCCATCATCAGCCGTGCGCCAGATATAGCCCTCGCTGCCGATGCTCACGGCGCGCGTCTGCGTGAGGATCGTCGTCTGCCGGCTGACCTCTGTGCGGGCGATCAGCTCGGCACGGCTCTGCGCCACGTCGCCGCGGCTGGCGATGTACTCGGACAGCGCCTCATGGCGCGTGCCGGTGATCGCTGCGGCCTGCGCGGCCGTCTCGACCTCGACGGCAATGTCGAGGGGGATCGAGGTGATCAGCCGCGCGCCCTCCAGCGACAGCTCGCGGATCGCCTGCGCCACCGCGTCGCGCGTCGTCAGCGTCTGGAGCCTTTCGGCCATTTTCGCGCCGAGTTCGCGCCACATGCCGAGGTTTTGACGGTCGCTCATCTCGACGATCTTGAGCATCACATCCTGCGCCCAGGGCGCGAGCAGCCGCGCGTACTCCTCGAGCGCGTAGACGACGCTCGTGGCGTCGGCTCCGGTCGAGGTGATGCGCGCGACTTCTTTGGCAACCTGTTTGCAGCGCCGGCGCAGCTCGCGCTCTGTCGAGCGCCTGGGCTTAAATGGCATTGCTCAGCACCTCCGTCGCTGATGGCGGAGGCGTGCCCTCGGCCTCCTTGACGACGTCCTCGGTCACCGCCTGCCAGCGCGTCGTCAGAGCGCCGCGCAGCTGGAGCTCGCGCAGTGCCGTGGGCGCGTCGATCAGGCCGGCCGTGTACGCCGCTGTGACGCTGGCCGCGTCGGTGCTGGCGACGTTAGCACGGTCGATCTCGGTCATCTGCCACAATGGCACAAAGTTAAAGGACACTTCCGCGGGCATCGGCTCGCCGAAGACGTGGCGATAGACCAGCTGGAGCAGCGTCATCAGCGGATCGCGCAGCTGCGCCTCCTGGCGTCTCAGGATGCCGTCGTAGTACGTTTTAATATCCGACTCGCCGGTGGAGTTGAGCCCGGCCGGCGCCTGACCAAAAAGGCGCGTCAGCGGAATGTCGGCCGCGCCGGAAAGCTGCTGACCAAACGACAGCAGCACCTGGTCGAGCCCGGCGAACGAGTACGAGGTCGTCGCGAAGTTGTCGTCGGCGTCGAGCACCGTCATGCCCTCGGTCGATTGCAGCGCGCGGATCATACCGATGTTTTTGGCCAGGGCGATCTGCGCCGACTCCGGGCCGCCGAGGATCTGCCGCAGGCCCTTGATCTGGATGGTGCGCAAATACGCCTTGTCGATCAGACTGGCCGCACCAGCTGACGCTGTGTCAAACGCGACGAGCCGGTCGAGCAGCCGCTCAACGACCGACAGCCCCCACGACTGCTCTATCACCGCACGGCTGTGCGGCGCCTCGATGCCGAGGAAGCGCAGCAGACGGCTGTGATGCACGCGGACGTTAAAACCGAGGCGGCCGTTGACCTGCGGCGCGCCGTACTGCGACGGATCCACGATCCGCCAGTAGACCGGCATCCCGTAGCTTGGGCCGAGTGCCTGGATCGTCTGTGACCAGTCCGGCCACAGCTGCCAGCGGTCATAAGTCATGAGCCCGCGAAAGCTGCCGCGCGTGATCGTGTCCAGCCGCAGCGGCTCGGCCACATCCTGCCCCTCGATCATGATCAGAGACGCCGCGCCGCCAAAAAGCCGCGCCCATGTGAGCGCGCTCTGCAGCGCCGTCCAGATCTTGAGCCGCGAGAGAGCCGAATCGATCACCTCGATGCGCTTGGGCACGGGATCGCCGGTGATGGCGATGCCCGATCTGATCATGTCCTCCGGGATCGCGCCGACGATCTTGCCGACGATCCAGCTCTGACAGTACATATCGACGAGCACCTGCCACGTCTGCGTGAGCATCTGCATGGGCTTGTATTCCGTCACGCTCTGTAAGTTGGGCGCGCCCAGGCCGAGGCGGCTCATGAAGTTGACGAAATCGTCTGCCTTGGCTGTGCCCTTGGCTGCAGGCGCGGCCGGCTGCGTCGTTGGTCTATTATGTTTTTTACGCATGGTCTCACCTGCCTCCAAAAGCGTCGATCATCTGCGCGACGGGATCTCCGCCGCGGATTAGCTTGACAAGACTATATCTAACGGAATCGATTACATGATTGTCTTTATCGCATATTTTCGGTAAAACTTCCTCCGTCCGCGGATCCACCTTATAGCTGTATGACTCAAACTCGTGTGCCGCGTGCTTGCAGCGCTCGTGGATCACAATGCGCCGAAAGCTGCGCAGGTACGCGATGCCGTCCTCGATCGATCCCGTCCACTTTTCGGCGGGCGCGATGTTAAAACCTCGCTGCGCCACGTAGCTGATCGTCTCCGGTCGGGCCGAGTCGGCATAGATCGGCCATCGCCGGCTCTCTGGGACCTCGTCAAACATCGAGCGCCCCGGCTCGCCCGGCTTGCGTGCCA